TCCACGTGGAACTAGATTCGTTATTTTATTTAATTCTTCTAATTGTAGCCTTTGTCATAGACATATCCTGATTTAATTCTTCAGGTAAACTATGAAACTCTTTATATAAACTATTGTACATTCTAATAAGCCAATCTTTATTTTGCCAGTCGTAACTTGAACCAAAAGTTGGTTCAAATCCATAAATCTCTATAAAAAGTTTGCGTAATTTTGTTCTTAAAGTTGATATGGTTTCCATTACTAGTGTCCTTGTTTAGATGGAATATAAATGCCGCGAATATTAAAATAATCACATACAGATTTTAAGTACGCTACATTATCCTCATAAAATATAACGTCTTTAAAGGTTTCTTTATGTCGTGCAAAAAACTTGATTAATCCCTCGATTTTAATAGTAGAACCAGAACGAGTATCAAATTCGTTTCGACTAATAATATAATCTGGAGTACCTAGTATGTTATCAATAAATGTATAATCAGCGGTACGCAAAATACGGGCAGTAGCAATAATAACAATACAGTTGCTATCATTGATATCGAGTTTATATTGTTCTGCCAAGGGTAACAAAGAATCCCCCAATGCCCTATGCTCGTTTTCACGCCAATAGCATATATCAATACGTTCCATATTATCGACAGTAATAGTACGATATCTATGCATACTACAAACAATTGTTCCATCCATATCATAAATTCTTACCTTTTTCATAACGTTTCCTTATGTACCAGTCGCACAAGTATATCAGTACTTTTGACCAAAAAGCAACCATCTATCAGGTATATCCTACCGTACATCAGCCGACTAATAGCTAGCAGCAGCCGACAAACGGCAGCAAAAACCCTTGACAGCCCTCCAAATTTTATGCTAAAATTTGGCGCCAACGTTATAGTAACTATAACGTTATCGATTATATAGTTGATAACCTAGTTCCACGTGGAACTAAATTAAGTTATAGTGTTTAGTTATTCTTCCATTGTTCCAGTTAAGGTTTTGTATGTTTTATTATAAGCAGGATTCGTAAGTTTATGCCCAACAATTTTATTAGTTATAAGCCAAATAAGTGATTTATAGCTTGTAGGTACAACAAAAAATTCTAATGAATTATTACAAGTAACTTGAGCAACACGAGAAAATTTAATTGTTTGAGTATTAGTATTAACTAATGCAAAATTTTTCATCTATTATTTAGTAGGGGTTATTAACCCCTACACCTCCTATAGGTAAATTTTAGTTGCCAGCGTTACGGATAAAATCGGATATTGCACGCAGCGCTGACTTATTAGCTTTAGTAAGAGAATCTATATCATTCTCTGAAAGCTTGAGTGCAAGCCCGATAAAGTCCGCATGAACATCTTTTTTTACCGGGCTTTCACCGTTCTTTGTTTTATATTCTTTTGCAACATAAACTTTTTCTCTACTAAGTTTTGCTACAATTGAACGTACTGTTTTACCCATTGTTTTTGCAATCTGATCTACAGAAACCCCAGACTTGTATTGTTCTACAATACTAGCTGTTTGTTCTGCAGTATAGTTCACAGTTTTAGTAGTACTCATCATTTCTAGTTACTCCTAGTGGTTTGTCGAGTCTTTATTGTAGGCTGCCTGGGCCTGGCAGTCAATAGCAAATTTTTCCGCCTGTTAGCTAATATCTACCGTTTATCGGAAAAAATTCTATTATAGAATTTTTAAGTATAGAATTATACAATATAGGGGGGTTATTAGACAGTTATAATATTTATAACCGTGGGGCCCACCTGCATGCGTACCACATAAAAATTTTTGTAATTAAATAGGGTGCTAAAACTATTACTTGATTTTTATTTATCTATATGGTATAATCAAAACTGTAAAAAATTTTAACCTTGGAGTTGTTCCTGTGAGACGTTTTTATAAACCCTAGTGGAGCAAGTATGACTACTCATTTGCCCGCAGAAACTTTACATATTAGTCCTGAGTATCTAGAAGTAGCTAATTCATATTTAACTTCACACAGTTCGGAGTTAGTAGCTCAACAACTAGAAATACCCTTAGAACGAGTATGTGAAATATTATCTAGGCCGGAGGTTCGTGGTTATATAGATCGTGTATTTTTTGATATGGGTTATAATAATAGATTTTTAATGCGTCGAGCTATGGATGCAATTATTAAACGCAAATTTCAAGAACTACAAGAAGCTGACATTAGTAGTTCAAAAGATATTGCTGATTTATTACATCTTAGCCATAAAATGAGTATGGATTTAATAGATCGTGAAATACAATTACAAAAATTACGTGTTGATAATGTACCTCAACGACAAGTAAATGTACAAATTAATGATGATGGCACTAAATATTCACAGTTAATACATAAATTAATTAGTGGAGAAGTGTAGCAAAAGAATATATTATGTTAATAGTTAGTAGATCTGATATAAATACTGAAATTATTACAGAATATCCAACAGCAAATAGATTTATAAAACTACCAATAGATAATTATTTACGATTAATGGGTTTATATGATACTATTAATAGACCCCAAATTGCATTAATTAATGCTACTAATAATCCTAAATATAGATTTATCTGTGCAGCGCTTGCCAGAAGATTAGGCAAAACTTATATAGCAAATATTATTGGTCAATTAGTAACATTAGTACCAAATTCAAATGTACTTATAATATCTCCTAATTATAGTCTATCTGCAATAAGTTTTGAGTTACAGCGTAAATTTATTAAGCATTTTGATCTAGAAGTTGAACGAGATAATCTAAAAGATAAAGTAATTGAACTTTCAAATAGTAGTACTATACGTATGGGATCAATTACTACAGTTGACAGTACCGTAGGTAGGTCTTATGATCTTATTATATTTGATGAAGCTGCACTATCAGATCATGGCGAGCGAGCTTTTAATGTTGCACTACGACCTGCACTAGATAAACCAAACAGCAAAGCTTTATTTATTTCAACGCCTAGAGGTCGACAAAATTGGTTTAGTCAGTTCTGGAATCGCGGGTTTGATGATAAGTTTCCAGAGTGGATAAGTATACAAGCAGATTACACCGAAAATACTCGTATGAGTGCTTCAGATGTTCTAGAGGCTCGACGCTCAATGCCAAAAGCCGAGTTTGAACAAGAGTATGAAGCATCATTTACTAGCTATTTAGGTCAAATATATGAGGGATTCTTAACAGAGTATATAATTGACGAATTACCTCCTACAGTTCGAGGCGAAGCTTTTAGTGGCTGCGATCCAGGTTTTAGAGATGCTACAGCATTTGTTGTTGTTATTTATGATCCTAGTACTGATTTATACTGGGTAGTTGAAGATTACTGCAAGTCAGAGTTAAGTACTGCTCAACATGCCCAACAATTTCACGAAATTATTAATAAATACAATCCCGAAGTAATATTTATAGACAGTGCAGCAGCACAATTTAGTAGTGATCTTGCATATACCTATGATATAGCAACTACACGTGCAAAAAAAGATGTGTTACCTGGCATAGCTTTTGTACAAACAATTATACAACAAGGAAGATTGCGCGTACTTAAAAATTGTACACATGTTATAGCTATGCTAGATCAGTATCGTTGGGACGATCGCGAAGGTCTCGTTCGAGAACGCCCTAAACATGATAGTCATAGTCATATAGCAGATGCACTTAGATATGCATTATATAGCTACATGGTATAAAAAAATGGTATTGACTTTTTGCCTGGTTTTAGGTTAAAATACCTAAATATAGAATTAAAAAATTATGGCCACAAATACTAATAAAAGAATAGCCGTTAAATGGATTAGAGACAAAGCTAAACGCGCTTACGAAAAACAAACTAGTTGTTATATATGTAACAGTACAACTGAACTAGAATTACATCATCTACATAGCATTACCTATCTTCTAGAAATATGGGCAAAAGCTAATAACTATGATGTTAGTACTGATAGCGGAATATTACGTGTTCGCGACGAGTTTATTAGTAGTCATCATTCAGAAATATATGAATTAGTCTATACCTTATGTAATAGACATCATGTACAGCTGCATGGAATCTATGGTAAAAGTCCTTTACCTAGCTCGGTTACTAAACAACAGCGCTGGATAGAAATACAACGCGAAAAACATATCTCAGGCACTAGTGGATATCGAGGTAGCATTCCTTTGTTTGAAGAGTTTACAGGGGACCTAATAAGTGGCACTAGAAAAATTGAGAGGTTGGATAGTTGAAAAATTAAATCCAGCACAAGCAGCAATTTCTGCAGATGAAGGTAGTAGTGTACAGAGCACTCAACGCATAGTAAATTATAGAAATGCCTTTCGTAATATTGATAGCGTTAATAGAGCAGTAAACATGGTAGTTAGTGCCTGTAGCTCATTAGATTACGATATAAAAGATAAAGTACATGAGGGCGTAATAGCAGGAATTAGACAAAAATCATTAAATACATTATTAAATTTTAGGCCTAATCCCTATCAAAGCGCCCAAGATTTTCGTCGTGAGTTATTTAAAGATTTGCTGTTAGATGGTAATGCATTTATACATTTTGATGGTGTATTTATGTATCATCTACCAGCAGATAATGTAGAAATTATTACCGATTCTAAAACATTTATACGTGGATATAAATATAATAGTGGAGTAACATTTCCTGAAAATGAAGTATTCTACTTTAAAGATATTAATAGTAATTCAATTTATCGAGGTGCCTCTAGACTAGAGGCATGTTTAAGTAATATTGAAATCTTGTATTCTATGCAAGAATTTCAACAAAAATTTTTCGAAAATGGCACAATATTTGGACTAGTACTTACTAGCGAAAATACACTAAGTCCACAAGCTAAAGAAAAAACTTTAATATACTGGCAACAACGATATAATAGCAAGTTAGGGGGCCGCAGACCAATTATATTAGACAGCGGCTTAAAACCACATAGATTAAGTGATCAAAATTTTAGTGACTTAGATTTTGATAAAGCTATACGCACACATAGTGAACGTATAATGACTAGTATAGGGGTTCCCCCTGTACTATTAATTGGAGGTAATAACGCTAATATTGCTCCTAATTTACGATTATTTTATTTAGAAACAGTATTACCAATTATTAAATTATATGTTTCTGCAGTTGAAAGATATTTTGGATATGATGTAGAAGCAATAACAGGTAATATTAGCGCATTACAGCCTGATATAGGCGAAATAGCAAAATATTATAGCACACTAGTAAATGGTGGTATTATAA